TATTTTTTATTTTTTAAAGTATAAAACCACTTGTATTTTCTTCTGTTTCAACTTCTGGTCTTAGTCCAGATAAATCAAACGATACTTGATCGCAATCTCCTGTACAGTCATTACACTTGTAGCCATCTTGGCATACCACTCCCTTGCAAATATCTTTTAGATAAATGCTAACACTTCCAAAGTCAGATTTAACATCACAATCATCTGCACACATAGCAAAAAATTCTATCTCAACTTTTGAGTTAGCCTTTCCTGTGCCATCTGGTTGTATTGTAACTCCAGTTTTATCTATGGAAATAACCTCAGCATATTTTATTTTGCTAAGATTTGTAATCTTAAATTGTGGATTTGCGCATGGGAAACAAAAACAATCGAATGGTACTTTTAATGTACTCTCTGTATCGCAGGGAGCAATACTATTTTCACAGCCAACTAATATATGGCCTAACTTAAGGCAATCTCCACATGAGTGTGTAGTAGGTGCGCAATGATTATTTAATGTGAGGGAGTTGCCGAAACAATTGCAACAAGAGTATATGCTAGCCATTATTTTTTATTTTTGTATTTTAATTACCTGCAATAACAAGTACAAGAGTGCTTATCAAGCTCCTTATCTACAATCTTAAACATCTCTTTTGCATTTATCTCATTACCCATTTCAGCATCTACTTCAATAAGATTTATGAGATTAGATATTTTTGTTATATTATCCCAATCTTCATTTGTGTTTGCTTTAGATATGTAATTATCTAATTTACATCTTAAAGTACAAACAACAGCTTTATTTCTTGAATAGTTATAACCGCAACTCTCCGTATAAAAACAATAAATACCGTCACTCAAGCACTCGCCGCCTCCTAAATCTTTGGCGCTTATTTTAGTGGTTGAGTTCGGTATTATATCTATATCTACCTTTGTATTTGAAGGTAGAGTTACAGTTACCTTATGTTTATTAGGAATGACATAGCCATCTCCCTCCATCCAATTTGTTAAGTCAGTAATAACTAAGCCTTTACAATCATATGTATTAATTATGATGTCAAATGATTGATCCTCCCGCTTTATGCAGGAGCAAATAGCGTTAGTCATATTATATTATTTTAAGTTAAATTAACCTACTGATTGAACAAGGAGAACACAAGTAGCTGTAAAGCCGCCATCTGTGGAAGTAAATGTTATTGTAGCATTACCTGGGCCTACAACTGTAACCAACCCAGATGAATTTACTGTAGCTACCCCAGTTGCGTTAGAAGACCAAGTCCCTGTCTGAAGTGCACCTGTAGGATTAACAGTGGCTGTAAGTTGGAATGGAGAAGCTGTCTCTAAAATAGCTGCTGTAGGACATCCAGTCAATGTAACACTTGTAGCACTAATAAACGCATTTCCACAGAAAGCAGATATGTTTGCTTTAGCGGTTGCAATCGGTTCAATAACAAGTTCACCGTCCACTATATAAAGAGCTACTCTTTGATCTACATCCCCAGAATCAGAATTAAAATCAGGAAGAACTACGTAACCTTTCAATGGGTTAATTCCATTTCCACATTCCGTAGCTTCCGCCAATGCCAAAGCCAATTCTCTTGGATTTATTTTAGATTTTGTTTTTTTCAGGAGTTTTGAATTACCTGTTAGTTTTATATTATCCATTATAATTTTTATTTTTAGATTTTAAAAAACAGGGGCTGGTTAGGCCCCTGTAAAAATCAATTGGGATTGGGGTAAGGAAGCCGTCAAAGACGGAATTATTTAATCTACGTAACAACTAGCGCTTGTAAGAACTTTGCACTCTTGTGGAACAAGATCTACAAATTTATCGAACAACGTATTCATAGCTGCTTTTGTAGTCCAGTCATTCTCAGGAACGTGAATGTATCCGTCAATATATAGATTGATGAACGTCTTCAATGGTCCTTTTTCAGTTTGACCTTTATGTCTCATATAATAAGTACAGTATGACTTTTCACAGTCGGCTGTAATAGCCTTTCTGATTCGAGATCTCTTATTAGGAACTCCAAGCCATCCTGAAACTTCATTACCAATTTCATAATCAAATCCTTCAAAACCGATTGCGTCAATATTGTGAGCATATTCGAGATATTGGATTTGAGATCCGTAGTTGCTTGCAACTTGACCTTCAAGAAGCGTAGCATTTTTAGTATACTTAGGAGTATTGTCGTTACCAGTTCCGCTGATTACATCAATCTCTACCCATCGGCTGTTAAACTGCTTAGGTTGATTAAGCTCCCAGCAATTACAAGGCTCTACATCAGGCTTAACAAATACACCAATACCGCAGTTAGGAGTAGTTGTTTCTTCAGTAGATCCGCACTGCTTACAGTATCCGCTTGATACAAAATCAGGCCACTGATCAACTGCATTTTGACACTCGTTCAAACCTGCAATTTCAAATGTTTCATCACAAGTTGTAACAAACAACTGAAGTGGACAACACTTACCTTCTCCTCTTGAAAGGAATGCCTTTCCTGAATGTCTGCCAAGAACTTCTGTGAATTTCTCGTTGATTAATTCAACAGCAGTTTCAAGTTGACCTACAAGAGTCTGAAGAGTTTCTCCAGAAGTTGACGGATCTGTCAAATCGAAGTTGAAATCATCACCATCAATTGTGAATGTAGTAAGCGCGCTGATGGCATTACACTCAGTACAGTCAGCTCCAACTGAAGGAGAAATACAATAAGACTTCCAAGTATTGTGAATCTTAAATGCTGTGAAAGGTCTCTGTAGACCGGTGTTGTAATAGTGTGGGTACGGATCTCCGTTGATTCTCAAGTCAACATCGTTATTCAACGCGTCAACCAATCCACAAACTACCTCATCGCAAGTAGTTGTTTTCTCACAATCATTGCAAGAGCTACAATCCGGTGTGAAAGAACCAACAAATTCTTGGTATGCTTTCAAAGGATGATCTGAGAAAGAGATTGACTGATTGTCATAAACTCTTACTCTAGCACTAACTGTATCGCAGCTTACGCAGTCAGGGTAAATAGCTTTAATCCAAGGAACTGCACACTGAGCATCAGTTGCATCTAGTTTGTCGATGGTACAACCTTGAATGTCTATCGGAGACAAAAGTCTGATAGCATCTGTAATACCATTTCCTTGAGAAGAATACCCAACTCCAATCTTTATATTAGCAAGGTTTGCTAAAGTAAGATTCGCAGGAGCAATTGTAGTAGGAATATCGCCACAATCTTTGTCTTCAACCCACATAACAGGTTGTCCTGGAGCAACATTGTAAAATTTCTTAAATTTTTCTCCAGTTTTTACGAGTTTATATAGGGGCGTACCTGTTGTAACGAACGCAAAGTTACCAGCCGTAACTAAGTGTCTTTTGATTTCGCTTTTTTCTGCACTCATTTTCTTTTAAATTTTTTTTAGTTTTTAAGTTATTTTGTCAGTTTGTATTATACTTTGTAATTTTAAGTTAAATGCTTCTGTATCTTTTATATCTGTTCTTAATAATAAGACGGCCACATCTGTTACCTTTCTTGCTATATAAGTATTATCTAAATCAAAATTAACATCATTACTTATTAATGTATCATCATAATTTAAATAAACATAATCATTACACTCAACTAAACTAGGGGCTTCTATATAATTTATTCTTCTATAATAATCAATTGATAATTTTATAACATCCATTTGATTATCTGTATAGATATATAAACCATCTCCCCCTTCATCCATTATTAATTGTTCCCACGCAAAATTAGATTTTCTGTAAGGATTTTTTCTAGCTTCATGTATATCGTCTGACTGAAGTAATCTTGGTATAATTAACTTTGTATTACTGCAATCAGCGCATTTAACTTCTGCAAAATGATTTAATCTTTTGTAAAGATTACTAGGATATTCTGCAAAATAATAATCTCCTCTATTTTCTAATTTAAGCTCTTTATTTTTTATTTCTAACTTTCTTAAGTTATCTCTAACTAAAGAGTTAGTATCAGTGAGCTTTATATTGTTTTCAACAATTATTTCATACGCATCATTAATAGCACTAACAAGATCTAGAACGCTGAAAGATTGACCCATCCCAGTATTTAAACCATTCAGTTTTCTAACTGTGTCGTATACAAGCTTTCTAGCGCTAATAGGCATCTTTTAATTATTTGCTATTAAATCTTCTAATTTAGTATATATTGATATATTTTCGTCCTTTTGGAAAAATTCAACTAATTTCTTATCGTCAGTGATAGAACCATCAGCAAGTTTTTCTCCTTTCAAAGTGTACCCAGATTTACTATTTCTTCTTATAATTCCATCTTGAGCAGCTTTCAGAACTTTGCTGTAGATTTCTAAATCTTCATTTGGTAAATTGCACAAATGCACAAAATACTTTCTAGCTGTAGTTCCGTATTTTGTTACGAATTGAGTGTTATCTACTAATTCATGTTTTACTAAAGCAGCCATAGCTACCGGATCATTGTAAGTTTCATCATAAGATGGAGGATCTGTTATCGAAACTATTCTCTTCATCTTATCATAATTCTTTCTCAAAGAGTCATATAGAAGAATAGCTTCTACTTCATCATCAATCTTGTCAGATTGTACTTTAAGCTCAGCTCTTGGTGAAAGTATTTCTAATTTTGAACCAGCTGTTAAAAACGCAGACTGCTCTCCTGGATCTCTATCCGGCTGAACTATATCCTCTCTTCCTCTTAGAACTCTCATATAGAATTCTTCAAGTGGAGTTTCATCTGTAAGATATTTAGAACCCTCCTCCATAAATGTAGTTTGCCACAATGTTTTGTGTGCAAAAAATGGATCATGGGGATTCTTTAAAGAATACTCATTAGGAAGTATGAGTTCATTATTCTTATCTCTTAATTGAAGTTTTTTAGCTATTTCAAATAAAGCTTGAAATCCTCCATAAAAAGACCACTCGCCTCTGTCTGGGTCCCAATGTGGTGTTAAATTCGACATTGTACCAATAACAGATTGTGTGTTCTTATAGAATGTATCTATGGCATCACCTTCCTTTGTGTAGTCTTTATGCTCCTGATAAAATATTTCATCAGAAGTTTTCATCTTACTTAAATCACTTTTTCTCCTTACTATTAACGTTTCCATATTCCCTGATTTTTATTTTTTCTAACGCGGTTTGTTGCAACCGCAACCTCCTCCTTGTTTCATTGTTATTTCATTTTCTTTTTACCGTAACCACCATTCATCATTTTCTTAGGTGATTGCCACTCCTTAAGTTTATCTTTTACAGTCTTTTTCCTTTCAGCTTTTACAGCCTCATCAAAAGACATGTTTTTTGGTTTAGGTTTTACTAAAACAGCATTACCACCAGATTGCATCTTTTTTGGTTTTCCGCCGTAGCTCATTTTAGAAACTTTAGCGGTCATTTTTTTAGCAGTCTTCATTTTATATTTTTTTAATTTAATTTAAAAATGGTAGGGGCTATTAACCCCTACCTATATTTATATTAACCTATAGATGGTCTGAATAACAAGATTCTAGATACATCCATAACCGCTAGACCAAACGTTCGGCTCTTTCTTACCAAGTAAGTATCGCCAAGTTCAGGTTGACCAACTGTCTTGAAGTAAGGGTTCTTAAGACCCACTGCACCCCAAGGTGACCAGTAACCAGGTACGATCAAGTCTCTATCTCTCTGAGTATTCTTCAACAAAGTTACGTTAGGCTCGCCCATACCCCAGTCCATAGCGATGAACTCGTGAGATCTAACAGTGTAGATACTACCAGGCATAGTCTTAGCGTCAAACAATGTGTCATCAAGCATTGGCCAGTGACCTACAGTTACGCTACCGAATGGCTGAACGTGATACTTAGTAAACTGGAATCCACCAAGAGCAAATCCTCTCTTAGCCATATCGTGAGACTTAGATGAGTCAAGTACAAAGTTATGCTCAATCTCAACGGGCATAGAACCAAACTTCTCTACCAACCAGTTGTGGAAAAGCTTCAATCCGGCCTCACCAGTCATAAGAACAAGATTTCTCTTGCTAGTAGGTACTCTATCGTACCAGTAAACTTGGATAAGGTCCATAATCATGTCAACACTGTTGACAAAAGGATTGTACTTAATGATGTTAGATTCTTCCAAGTAAGCATAAAGACCTGGAGAAGTTGTGATTGGCTTTCTATTTACAGGATCAACCCTGTTATTTGTCATCTCTCCATGAACAAGGATGTGCTCCATTTCTTTTTCAAAAGCAGCATCAAATTCAATTTCAAGTCTGTTTGTAATTTTCTCTTCGATAACGTTATCGTCATACTTACAACCAACTTTCAAAGAACCCTCTTTCAAGTGAGTCTCCATATCAACAGAGTACTCCTTAGTCATTGTGTGAAGAGGAACTTCAAATTCGATATAAGCAAAACCTGAACTGAAAGAGAAGCTACCTGCTCTACCAGTAATAGGTGAAAGATACGCAGAAGACTGACCAGCTCTTGTCCAGAATTTACCTTGAAGATAAGTCTTAGGAAGGTGTGTTTCAGGGTTAGCAAGTACTGCATCATACTGATAACCTCCTCCAACTTTTCTTGCATAAGACTCAATAATGATCTTTGCTCGTCCGTTTTCTACTGGTGCCAATTCATCAGAAGGCTGGAAGTGATCTACATCAAAGATTACTTTAAATGTAGAACCAGCAGCTCCGATGTACTCACAAGTGTTTGGATTACCATTTGAAATAAACTTTCTCTTTGGTTTACCGTAGTGTCTCCACCTTACTTTTTGAGTGGTAACATCTTTCATACCACCAGTACCCTTAATCCACTGAAGCCAAGGGGCTGTGTTTTCAGAAAGGGTTTCAGATGTTCTCGCATAGAATCCTCTAGCAAGTTCTGTCAAATCTGTGTAATCGTGTACTGTTCCACCTTTTGCTTGTAGTAGATTTTCATATCTAAAGTGTCCACTAAATAATTTATCATCGTTAGCATACTGCTCCTCGACAATATATTTCGATGGAAACGGTTTAGTTCTAATTCCGCTCATTTTCTTTTAATTTTAGTTTTTTAAGTTATTTTGTCAATTTTTTATTAAAATTCAAAAGTTCTTCCGCCTGTCTCATTTATGTATCCAGTCAAACCATCTTCAGTTGTAACGGTCTTTCTTTTAACAGATCCTTTTAAAGCAGATTTTCCTTGTGCTTTTTTATACGCTTCTAAGTAATCTTTTTCAGCTTCTTCTCTTGCTTGTTGCTTCATAATTTCAGATTGAGAATTCCTAAACCTATAATTTTTATAGTTGTATAATTGGAATTCAAAATCATTATTTATTAAATATAAAAACTCCTCAAATGGAGACAAATAAACATCTTGATTATCAATCTTATAATGTTTACTTCTTTCATATATATCACTCTGTATTTGCCGGCTTTGATCTGATGTCAATTTTTCACCAGCAAGTATACCTTGAGTTATCGCTGTGTTTAATATCTGCTCATTTCTTTGTTGTATAACTTTCCTTTGTTCAAGTTCGGCTAAAGCAGCTTGTCTTTGAGCGTTATGATATTCTTCTATAGTTTTAGCGAAAAAGTTTTTAGCGTCATTAAATTCTGTGTCTATTTCATCAGACATCTCTATGGCATCAAGGTTTCTAGCTATTTCTCTTTCAGATAAATTCCTTGATCTATACCAATCTTTAATAACTTCTAGTTTCCTATCTTCGCTAGCTTCTTCATCTAAAGATGCATATTTCTGATACTTATCAACTTCATACAGTTCATCTAAAGGAACTCCGTTTTGTATGGCTTGCAAAAGAACGATGTTTTCATCAGTAACTCCTGCTGAAGCTAAAGTATTTTGTATTTCAGATAACACCTGGCTTTTAACTTGCTCTTGAGCAACAGCCTTGTAATTTTCGTAGATATCTTCGAAAGTTATATCTTCATCTACTTGTTCAAACGGAGGAAGAGCTCCTTCCTCTATCATTTGCTTAGCTACATAATAAGCAAAATTATCAATAGCAGGCTCTTCTGTTGAAGAAGATTCTGAGTCTTCTTCTTCATTTGAATCAGATGGCACAGATTGATTCGTACTAGGAGCAACCTTTTCTTCAGGTCGATCATCAAGATTATCTTCAATTAATGTTTCATCAATAAATTGAGAGGTCCTATTTGATCTACTGTCGCTTTCAACGTTTACTCCCCACCTGTTAAATCCGCCACTTTTATATTCTATAGAAGAATCATCAATTACTTCTTGTGCGGTATCTACGTTTTTTTGTTGTTCTACTATGGTACTTTCCATATCAAATGCAAATATAATACTGGTTATGCCAAAATCGGCTACTTTTCAAAAAAAATTTTTTCTTAATCGGAGAATCGGCATGTTTTTTACTATATTCTAGCCGAAACTTGTGTCTGTGCGTTTTTCTGTCTTGCTAATTCCATTTTATCTTCATGCTCCTTTTGTCTTTGTTCTATCTCAATCATTTTAGATTCTAATAGATCTGCTTTTCCATCAGCATCAACATCATTAGCCATCTTGAATTTCTCAGAATCTCTTTGTGATCTAACGTCTGCTGATTCAAGCTCCATCTTCTTAATATCCATCTTGAATTGTCTTTCTGCTTCAGCTTCTTGCTGCTGTGCTTCCAAAGCTTGTTGCATTTGTTCTGCTTGAGCTTGTTGAGCTTTTTCCATAGCCTCTTTCTGCCTTGAGTCTATTTTTGATAGGATATCTAACAAATCATTCTTAGTCTCGGCTAAAGCTAAATGAACTACGTCAATAGGCTCCATTCCGTTTTGTATAAACGCTTGGATGTATTGCTTAAGCATTTCAACTTGTCTAGCAACTTTTCCGGAGTTCTCTAATCTAACATTAAAATAAGAATACCAAAACGGATATCCAAATTCCAATTCAGCATAAGATGTTGGCGATAATATATTTCTTAATTCTTCAGGGTGGTCTTTATAATAAATCCTAGCTAGATTCATTAGTCTATCACAAGCCTTTTCTACAATCAGCCTATGCGTTTCAAACATTGGTTCTGTTTGATTATAAGATGACTGCTGCTGTGTTTGTATATTAACTGCACTAGCATATTGACCGCCTTGTCCAGTTCTACTCTGATTAAATCCTGCAACTTGATATAAGTTATTTGTCATCTCTTTTATAAGATTAACCCTTTCGGCAATCTCACTCATTTTTGACATATTAACTTCCCTCATGAACTGAGGGTCTACACCACTCATACCCTTTTGAACTGGGTCTATCATAAGTATGTTATGATCCTTAGCCACTTGCAACATAGTACTCCATGTCATATTTTGTGGCTTAGAGTTCATAAGCATAACAAAAACCTTTCCTATATTAGTAGCAAGGTCTTTTCTTAAAGCGGCCATTTCTGTATCTATGTCTCTTTGGAACTGCTTCATTAAATCTACTATAGCAAGGTTTTTACTTCTGCCTCTGAATGTATTATACTTCTTTCCTATGTAGGGAAGTTGTACCGTATATGGATCGCTGTTATTAGGGTATTGGCCTCTTAAAGGTCTTATGTTTAAGTATATAGGATCTTCAGTTCCTATTTTTGTTCCCTCCCATATTTCTGGAGCTATTATTTTCTTTACTTCAAGATCTTCCTCTGTTGGCACATAATGCTCGTCAAAAAAGTACTTATTTATTTTTCCATCTTCAAGCCTATATACTCTGTACATAAGCCTATCTTCTCTCCACACTATATGGGTCTCCCTAATAGCAAATTCAGAAAAATCAACATCTAACCCCCATCTACCTTGTATATGAGAGTAAGCGGCTGCTATGTTATTAAAATTTTCTTTCTTTCTATAATCTTGACTTCCAAATTTTTCATGAATACCTTCAGGATCTCTTGAAAGTTCAAACATATACCTCTTAGTAAGAGGGCTCTTGTCATTGTCATAATGCTTAGAACCAAACTTTGGCTCATACATTTTATCAAGCTCTTTCATGTGGTCAGGCTTAAGTATTTCTGCATACTTATGCCTAATCTCTGTTATTGTAGTCCACCTTTCTCTTTTAACCCAATCCATATCTTGCACCCAAACTTTTTCAGCTGGGCCTCCATATGCTATAGAGTCTGGAGGAACCATATCAAATTCTAAACCTCTTTCTCCTATATTTATATAGTAATATTCTTCCCCGGTTGGGATCATATGCGTGAACCCTTCAACTTCTATCTCTTTTAGGGATAATTTCTTATCTAAATAATTCATTATCTCCTGAGCTTGTTTTGCTACCGGATTCTGGTACTCATTCTTCATGTACTCAAGAAGTTCTTGAGGTGTATTGAATGTTAATTCAGCTTGCACTTTCTGCTCTACCTCAGCTTGTATTTGTTGTAGCTGCTCTGGAGGTAAAAGGCTTGTATCTAAATTAGCTAGTTCAGAAGATATTTTTTCATAAGCTCTTTGTTCAATAGGTGCAATTATATTTGTTTGAATATAATTTTTGAACATCTTCTTATATTCTTCAGTCTGGATAGAATCCTTTAAAGGAGACTCATCTTCAACTGCTAACTTCCAAGGTCTCAAAAGTTCCTCACCCCTAAGCGTATTTACAACTTGAGCTATAACAGGTATGTGAGGAATTTCCCCTCTAGATATAGTAACTTTCTCTTGACCTATCATACAAAAGTCCTCTACTTCGTACAATTTTGTATCAAGTCTTCCGTTAGCTAAATCGTAATTTATTTGAAATTTCTTTAGCTTGTCATCATCCCTATAATCTCCATAGTACGTGTCATAATAATCCATTATGGCAATTTGCCTTTCGAAATTATTTTTCTCTTTTTCGTACCTAGATACTGTAGGTTTTATATTACCGTCGTATAAATTTGTCATCAGTATTGGTTAATTTTTGCTCTTAAATTTTTTTCGAAAACAGGTTTTACGTTATATTTTGCATACGGGTCATCGTCTTCCTCTAGTGGTATCTCCACAACGCTGCCCTCTAAATCTGATAATAAAAATGGTAAAAGCATTAATGCAGAAACAGAGTCAAAATCTTGTTTATTTTCAAAATCAAAATTAATTAATTCTGATAATAAACGAAGATCTCTTATCTTTTGATAATTTCTTTTTAATGGAAATCCATTTTCATCCTCTAAAACTACTTCCGTTAACCAATTCGCCAATTTATTTATACTCCATATATTCATAGCCTCGTTAACTCTAACGCCAAAAATATATGGGCTTGATTTATGAGACTTATGCGTACTTCCTTTTATTGTTTCCAAAATATTTATAGGTGTTCTTTGCATCATATGTTGTAAGTTTTTCCTAACAACATATTCTGCAAAACCCATTGCATTCATTTCTGGAAATACTTTTGCATTAAAATACCTAGCTACTTTTATAGCCTCTTCATAAGATTTATCCAGATCATCTAATCTACCTATATAAGAACATACAATAGCATCTTCTAAAGATTTATCGCCATGCCCTTTGAACTTATGCTTATAAACCAATATTGATTGCAATGATGTTCCGCCTCCAGATTGAGAGTAAGGGTCATATAAAACATAATACAATCCGTCAGGTATAAACTGAGGTCTATCTTCTAATAAAATCCAGGCTCCAGTTGTATCTTCTAGGTCTTTATCTTTACCCCAATCGTAAATTGGATTTAAGGTTTTTTCTAAGTCAGGTACAAATTTAATTTCTCCTGATGCATCATATTTGAATGACCCTACTGTATTTACTTTTTTTGCTATGTCATTTATTATAAGATACTCTCTATGTTCAGATAGTTCTTGTACGGGTATTACAGATCTGTGAGACGGCCTTAGTAATTCTTTTGGGTATATTGGATTCCACATGATATCCATCCCAAACGTAGCTGAATCTTTTATAGCCTTATCATTCTCTCTTGTTTTTACTATGTCAAAAAGAGAATCTTCAAGATTTGTATTTCCGTTATGCTTAAATTGCTCAGATTTGTAATATGCAGGTATAAAAAGTCCGCATTCTTTACCTTCTGACTTAGCCCAATAATTTGGTATTGGAAAAATATTATAAGCTCTTGGATTTTCAAATAGTTCTTTTGGTTCTATGATTGTTTTCATATCACCACCAGTTCCTATCATGAAAAGCTGACCAACTTGCTTTTTGCCTAATGTTATAGCATCTTTAGTTGCAGCGTAAAGCTTTTTTAAGTTATTGGCAAAACCAACCTCTTCTATATACGCTCTCCTAAATCTATCTCCGGCAAATACCTTATAGTCTGTAGGTCCCATAAGAGATATGTTAACCTGAGATCCATTTATAAGCTCTTTACCTTGTCTAGACTTTACAATATGCTGTATATTGGATCCGGATTGACTTACAGTCCAAGTACCTCTTATGTTCTTATAGAATGGCCCCCAATATTTTACAGTTCGATCTTTCTTTTTAGTTGGAAACTCAAACTGCCCAGGCATTTGAACATAAGATCTAGATAAGTTAGCTATGGTTCTTGTTAATGCCTTGCTTGATGGGGAGGTTATACCAAATAGCGTATCATTATTTATTTTATGCCTATCTTCATATCTTCTCACATTACCAAACAACCACTCATGAAAAAAGTCTCCAAGAAAAGTGTTGAATGATTTTGCAACACCCCTTGCAGATAAAAGCATAACATTGTAGTATCCATTGTTATACATAGCTTGTCCGAGTGGCTTATCTCTTTTATCCGTTATAAGATAAGTCTCTGTAAGATATATCCAAGGATCTACGTATTCTTTATATTCTCCGTTTTCTTTTTTTACAGTCGGGTCAGAGTCTAATTCATCTTGTTCGTATTTCTGTAACTTTTCTCCGCTAAATATTTTTCCAACGTACTTATTACAAGTATACTTGTCATCTTCATCAAAACCTGAGAAACCTTCAGCACACAAAAAGTATGTGTACATTATCATTTCAATATCTCTTAATCTTGGATTTATTTTATCCCTAGATTCATCCGATATTACAACGTAGTTTATATAAAAAAATAATTTTGGCATCATGAATACCCATGTGCCATCATCGTTTATCCACCTTCCTTCTAAACAATACTTTAGAAAATCACCCCAATATTTCTTGTAAAGAAATGTTCTTGGATTTAAATTTATAGGGTGCTCTCTAAAATAAAAATTATTTACATTTTTTATTTGATATGGGAAGAGATTTACATAAAAATCACTATTTATATCTCCGTATCTTTCTATCATAAACTAAACTCTTCTGTCATAGAAGGGACATAATCACCTTCTAATTCCAACTCAGCTACTTCTTCGTTTAATTTTTTTTGTAATTCAATTGCTTCGTTATATAATTTTTTAGAAGCATCAAATAATTTTATTTTTAATTCAGCTTCTGCCGGATCATCCCAAGAAAGTTCAGACCTTGATTTTTCAATTTCATCAATTTCATCAAGCATATTCATAACTTTCTTATGAAGTCTTGATGTGCACTTATCTTTATAAGCATCTATTATATCTTGATAGTTTTCCCAAGGAAAATTTTCATCTTCAAGATAATTTTTATTTACGTCTTTTACTATCTCGTCAGTTGTCATTCCGGCTTTTAAAAAATCTGATTTGCTATCATATATTAAATATATAGCCATCATAACTTTTGACGAGCCTTTCTTTTTCTTAAAATCAGAAAAAGGAGTCATAATCGCTAGTTGCTGATTTTGACTCCAAAAATCTTTAGTTATATCTTTTACTCTTACCGGTGTCATTCTTTACAATTATCGCAGCAAACAGGTTCATATGGCTTTTTACCAAACGGCCTTTCAAAGTCGCATGGTTTTGGACAATATTTTGTTTTACTTACTGTAATAACATCTCCTTCTTTTACACAATAAATATCTGGTATTTCTTGTATATCTGAATATAGCGGATTAAAACTAGAAGAGTAAATATGCAATTTCATTTCAACCTATCTTTTATTTCGTTTATGAATGACACTATATCTTCCCTCCTATCTGATAAATTAGATGCGTATTCTTTATAATGGGATCTTTGTTCTATAAAGTCCTGATACTCTTTTGTTCCGGCTGCTATTTTCTCAGCTATAGACAAAGAACATTTATCTAATTTTTTACCCGTTTGATCCGTATATTCACCTCTACTAACGGCACCAGCTATCCTATATTTTATAGCTGTTGCTGCCTTATCATCCCGTCTTGTCCACTCATTTAAATAATGAGATTTCCAATATGTTAAGTCTGCTTTTAAATCTACAAATCTTCCTTGGAATTCTATAAGTGTTGATTTATTACCGTCTCCTCTTTTTGTAAAATTCCTAAAAGAAGCTCTCAAATTATCAAAGTCTTCTAGTATTTCAGCTAAGTCTCTCATCTTCCAACTCTTTTTAATAGTGATTGAAAGTGAGATTCATTTTCTTTTAAATGGTTTATAACTTTAGTTTTGCCATTTAATTTTATTTCAACTCCGTCATCATCAGCAAAATTAAACCAAGCCCCATTTTGATTTATGATTCCCTCCTCTATAAAAATGGATGTGTACTCATCGTATTTATTAAATCCATATTTATAGTAGAAGTTTAATTGGAAAGCATCCTTAGCGTCATACTCTTGAAGCTTTGATTTCTTAGTTCTTACGTCAATAACATGGCCTATTGGATGTCCGTCTTCATCTTTTATAAGATCTTTTTTTGTAAATTCCAAAGTCAGATTTGACATATATTTTTGCCATTCTCCTCTTTTTAGAACTCTTGGGTCACCCATGCTACCTGGGTTTAATGTGTAGAAAGTCAAAGCTGTTAAACATATATTTCTTCTACTACAGTTACCTTCTATAATAGCCATCCTAGCTGTGAACTTCTTAGCTTCAACCCCTATCGTATTATCTTCTGCGCTTTTTTCTTCAACAACAGATGATACAAAAATTGGAATAGAATCTATAATTATCATACCTACATTGTCAGCTAAAGACATAGCTTCAATGTAATCTAACATATCTTCTAGATTTCTACCTTTGTGATAAATAAGAAGATCCTTATTTATTCCAAATCTATCTAGATATGAGTCATTCATAGACCCTTCTCCATCATAAAAAACAACATAGTTTCCTGTCTCTTTTTGCTCATTAGCAGCAGCTAAAAGAGCAATAGAAGTTTTACCAGAACCTTCACCGCCTATTAGGAGATTAAAGGATCCTTTTACTAATCCGCCTTTACCTACATCTCTTTTTATTCTATAATCCAAATAAGGGCTACCTGTAGATATTGTCTTTCTTACAAAGTATTCCTCCGGATATGAACTTGCAACTTTTACTTTATCCTCTTCGGCTTTGTCTTTATTTAATTTTTTTAGTACATCTAAAACATTAACTGCCATATAAATCCCAAATTTTATAATTGATTTTTTCTTTTATTAAATCTTTTAAAATATTAAATCTTTGTTTAGCTATTTCATAGATTTTCATATCTCTTTGCCTTCCACTGTCAAACTTATCGTGACAGTTATTTTGCTTCCACCCGCAAAGATATATTACATTATCATCATTAATAGAAACAGATTTAAAGTAGCTTTTGTTCAATATATGAGCAACTTCACTGACATCTCCTAACAAATTTATACCACATTCGTTACAACACAATTTGTTTTTTTTAATATTGTCAACGTGTCTTTTGTAAAATTCTGGAAAGTCTTTTCTTTCTTCCCTTCTTTTTTCTATTGATTTTTCAGTATACTTTTTCATTTAAAAAAAGATGAGGACGGTAGAGGATACCGCCCTTCATCGAGGTGAGACAAAATAACCAAAAACTGTGTGGGGAGAACTACCCCAAATCCCCATGAGCCCTGAAATTAATTGGGATTTTAATCGCAATTTTATCAGGGTTGTTTGTCATTTTCATAGTTTGAGGGTCCGGTATATAGTGGTTCACGCCTGGATCTAAATAAATATCTACGTATTTAGGAACTGTTTTATATTCATCTTTTTGAAGATTTCCAACAGCGGCTTGAACATTAAATTCAACTTTAAGTGTATCCCCTTCAAACCTAGCGTTTGTACACCAGCAACCTGCATTAACATAGTGAATTCTATCAAATCCTTCTATACACTTTGATTCTAAGTCTACTTTTGTGGTATAGTGTACATCCCCTAAATTAAATTCCATATTATCAAAAACAACATTACTCATATATCATTCTTTTTTACAAGTCCAAATGTTAATCCATGAAGGTATTTACTTTTTTGATTCTCCCAATCATTTTTATCTTTTACCGGAGTCCAATTCTTTAAACTACATTCCATAGACATATCTCCGCTTTTACCTGCCCAGTTACACCCGCAGTCAACACAAGCGCCTGCTTGTTTACATGCTGGGCACATTATTCCTCTAAAGACTATTACTTCAGATTGCCATTGTTTATCTTCAGGAGTAATCCTTTCTCCTATAATACTGTTCGTCAAATATTTTATATAAGCCCACCATTTTATTGGGTTTATAATATCTTTAAATTTATATTTCATATCTTCCAACTATTCTATAAGGTTCTATTGCAAATGTTGATACGTTCTCGGACTTTGTATTAAACTCATGAGGTGGTAGAAAAACATTATCAAACAGTTTAGCTACATATCTGTGTGTAAATGGCGGAATAGATTTTGCCATTTTAGGTTCAAGATTTCCCTGAGAAAATTGCATTAAGAATGCATAATCAGGATTAATATCTTGACCAACAGTATCAGCATAACTCATAATAACAAGATCACCTTCATTATAAGGAATTAAATCCTTATCATTTGGAAGTTTAATAATCTTAGCTATATGGGTTGATTCAAAAACATTATCAACTGAAAGCAAAGATCCTGTCAAATCTACAGTAAGTAGTTTTGATTTTATATTTTTATTTGGTTGAAATTTAAAAATCTCTATCCCAATTTTATTTGTCAAAGAACATCTTTCAAATCTTTCGTTATAAGATTTGTCGTTGTAAAAATCTTCAAGTTGTTTATAAAACTCATCTACATCAATCCCTTTAGTAGATATAGAGTCTGATATTGCAAAGTTAACTTCTTGCTCTGCAATAAAATCCTTCCCCAATTTAGCCATTACTCTTCCTCGTTATTTTGTTCGTTAATTAAATTTAATTGTTGTTCGGCGTTGTAGTCTTCAAACATTTTAGCCATTTTTATAAAATGCTCTAATCTTGTTTCGTCTTCTACTTTGTATCTTCCACCTAAGTACGAATATGAATCCAACCCTTTCATGTAAGATTTAAAATGCTTTTGCTCTCTTCTTACAAATCTTCTACCCCACTCTAAACATTCTTCAACAGAAGATTCAGGATTTTTCTCTTTATACTCTCTTGCCTTCTCTTTTATTATTTCTCTTTTATTCTCCCAGGTTACTTCTGTTCCTGCGAATTTAGACCTTTTAACATAGGTCCAAGTTTTATCTCTTAAATGATCGCTTCCTCTATTAATATATTCCATCACTTTTTAATTACTTCCAAAATTCATTATCTGTTTTAGGTATTCTAAGTCTACCATCAAACGCACCCCTTTGTTTATCCCATTCTTCTTTTCCGCCCTTTGTATAATATTGATCTGCTAGGTCAAAGTATTCTTTTATACCCGTCTTTGTCCAATTCATAGGTATATCTCTCCATAAATCATGTTGCTTTTGACCAAGCTTCTCTTTTATTAATCTTTGTCTTATAGGCCAAAACTTCTTTATTCTATAAATGGCTATATCTCTAGGTATAGCTCCTGATCTATAAAGTTTAAAAGTTACTCCTAAAGACCTTCTTATACTCCCAAGTGTAGGACTAAACTTTCCTAAATATGGTACGTAAAAAGTTGGCATTCTCTCGTCATTCAAAAAATCTCTTAAGGTTAAGAAGAATTCATCTATTAATAATCCGGCTTCTTCTTCAGATATACCTACTAAATCTGCTGCCTCTTTTACTTGATTTTTTGTCTGGCTTAGATAGTTACTATTCTTTCTTACGTTCAATGTTTTACTTCTTTAAAAAATCTATAATCAATACCGAAAAAGTTTGGTATTATTAAAATTTTTAACGTAAGCATTTTCTCTACGTCTTGCAATGATACGTCTTCAGCGTTTATTTCGCAACTAATTTCATCTGTAAGCACCGATAAAGTCTCATTGCTTATAGCAACATACTCTATTGGGTCAGAGTTACTAAGATCCAAATAAGCGCTTTGTGTTAATATTTCATCAAGCAGTCTCATATCGTATTAAGTCAATTGTAAAACCGGTGATATTAAAATTAATAAGCTTCTCAAAATCACCTTCAATATAATATTTACCCTTTGATTCACTTATCCATCCCTTCTTTTCAACTCTAGGTAACCAAACTTGAACAGTTTTTTTATCTTTGAAAGATTTAAAAAACATATCAATTATATCTGATTTTAAAATTTCCCTTTCCCCTATAGATATTGACTGATAAACACCGTAAAGTAAATCACACTCTCTGTCTGTCAAATGAAACTGATCATCTAAAAATGCTGCTGAAAATATTCTTATAACTTTTAAGAAGTATTCTTTGCTGCTTTTTATCTTATCAGTGCACCTGTAGATTTGCTTATCTTTTATTTCATTTCTTACTATATTTATCACTTCTAGATATTTTGCAAATATAATACACAGTATTCAATTTTAATCTATTTTTACAAAAGTTGTTGCAAAAATGTAAATTATTTTTTATAACAAATTGATTATTAGTAAGTTATCTTTTAAATTTTTTTGTTTTTTTATCAAAAAAATAGAACTTTAGTGAGTTTCAATTTGTTTATATATACATATATAAACAAAAATAAGTACAAAAAAGTTTCAAGAATATGATTATTTTTTCAGAAAAAACTCATAACTATACTCATGTGGAAAGTGGTAATAAGTTAATTGGGTGGACTACTTTAATAAGTAAGTTTTCAAAACAGTTTGATAGAGAGAATCAGTTAATTTGTTCTGCATATAAACTTCTTATTGGTGATGAAGCGTATAATTCACTTGTAAAAAATGAGTTTGGTAAGTTATATGACTTAAGTCAAGAGGAAGTTGCTTCTTTCTTAAAAAGAAATATATCTGAAGATATAACGCACCTTGTAAGTGAATTGTCATATGAATGGGATTATTCGAATATTCTCGGTACTAAATTTCATAAGGACCAGGAGATGGTATCTTATTTAAGGGGGTATGAAATTAATCCATTTACAGAAGACAGGTTTAAAACAATTAAACTTGAAAAAGAGCACGACAATCAGTCAGCTCATGACTGTTTAATAGATTTAGAGGATGGGTATTATCCAGAACTTCTTGTTTGGGATTACTCAATGGACCAATCACTAACTCCGGTAACGCAAATAGATAGATGTTTCATAGAGACTATAGATGGTGTTAGATATGTTGACGTTGACGATTACAAGACAAATAAGAAAAGACCTTATAAGGGTAGTTCATCTTTTCTTAAAGCTCCTCTCGATAAAATAAATGATAGCTCTGAAGATAAGTATAAGCTTCAAGCTATGTTTGGAGCAAAGCTTATGGAGACTCATGGATTTACTCCAAGGTACTGTGCATTTACCCACTATCTAAACTATGATCTAGAAAAGGCTAAAATGTATCCTGTTAAATACGATAAAGAACTCATGGACAATTTTCAGTTAACTTGGAAAAATTTGCTTTTTATATAGTAATATACTTATTTATACTTAGTATTATACAATACTAATAATACCCTGAGTGTATTTATATACGTCAATTTTAGAATGCACTGTAAATCAATTACTTATAAAAGTAGAAAAAAATAGAAAATTAGTTAAAGTTTTGTTAAATCAAAACATAGTAATATCGAATGTTGTATCTTTGTATAAAATATAAAAATGGACTTAAAAGTAAACATACACTTCAACAATTTAAATACAGATAAAGTCAACGAGCTCTATCTGTACTATAGATTGAGGATGTTTGCTGCAAGTCGTGGAGGTAGCTTTTTAGGGTTCAACTTCTCTAAGACAGAGAAGTATGATGTTCTTCCTAAATTAAAAACTCTTGGATGGATATCTGGTGATTTTGTCTGTAAATACAGGACATTGGTTATGAATTCAAATTGCTCAAAGATATATACAAATATAACACAAGAGCACTTAAAAGATATAAAGACATTCAAAGGAGCTATTATATCTTTTTCAGAGAAGTATTTATTAGACGTAAAGCAGTCTATAACAGATAATAAAAGAGTAAAGAAAGATTCTTTAGGTAAACGCGTAAAAGTCAATTGGGATACACTCAGGGTAGCGTCTAAGACGCTTCTAAAAACAGAAAAGAAAATTGATGATTGCGGTTACAAAGTTATTACCGGAAGAGCTTTTAATGACGAATTGTGTAGAATTATGAATCTATCTTCTTCAACAATATCTAGATGGAGAAGAGAATCAAAAGAGAATGGCTTTAATATATACGACCTAAAATCCATACAAGTGGATAAGAAT